ATCGTCGTCTTCCTCTAGTTGCTTTGCAAGGTCTGTTATGAGTTCCTTTGCGTAGGCAAGACCCTGAATAACTCCGCAAAGTTTTTGATACTCAGAATAATCCTCAACTGTTCCTTTGGATAAAAACTGAGCAATTTCTGCGCGACGTTCATCAATTTTTGAGTTGATGTAGTCAACGGATTGTTGGTTTATCACTGGGGTTTAGCTCCTTTGGGTTGTGGTTTGTTCATCTGCGCCTTGTGTTTAGCGATATCGATACCCATGCGGACACCTTCTTTGTGATCATCACGTCTTGCGGTGTCTTTATCTTTTGCAATTTGCGCTCCAACTTTCGTCGCCTCAAGTTGCATACGCTCGTTAATTTCTTGCTCTTTGAGGCGTAGTTCGTCTGCCCTAGCAGAAGCATCCATAATATCTTTTTGCGCCTTACGCTTAACTTCAGCTTGGCGAATCTGCAGCTCTTGCATCTGCATCTGAACCAGCGGATCTTGAGCTTGTTGTGCGGCTTGTTGCGCTTGCGCTTCAGCAGTGTCTTTCTGAAGCAGTTTTGCAGCAGCTTGCGCTGCGAGTTGTGAGAGTTGCACCTCGATCTCTGGGGGCAAGGTGTGGTCTTCTGTATCTGTTGACATCGGAGGTAGCGACGCACCGAGCATCTTCTCGATCTCTTTGCGGTACTGGAACGCTACGTGCTCCATCACGTGTGCCATTGCAGCAGCTTGGATTGCTTGTGCTTGTGGGTTCTGACCCATGATTGCCGCAATCTTCGGATCTTTCATCGCAGCCATATGTACTTGTAAATGCGCCTCGTGATCTTGGTAGATGAAGGCTTTAACAGGCTTGGATTTCAGGATGTTCATGTTCTCCGTTACTGGATCAACCGGCTTCATGTCTTCTTCAACCGGCACAATCTTGTCTGCGTTTTTCACGCCCAGCGTCTCAATCATCTGACGATGTAAGTACGGTAAGTCGTAAATCTGTGGCGCTTGAGCTGCTAACTGCAACACCGCTTGGAACTGCACCACGCGTTGCGACATGGTGCTTGCGTTTGGATCACTTACAGGTAGTATGTCGGCGTGATCGTAGTCGGATTGCTTGGCCTTCCTATTGCCAATTTCTGGCTCGTAGCTGTATTCAGGCGGTGTGTTGTCACGAATGATCGCCGCTAATAAACGGAACTCTTGCTTCATCGCGTAGTAGACACGCGCTTGAACCGCACTCATCACCTTCAGCATCCGCTCTAGCACGGCTAGCGTTGTGCCCACAGGCGAGTTAGCGCTCATGTCGCTAATCTTTAGATCAGACACCGCAGCAAAACGCCGCCCATCTTCGATCACCTGATTCATCAACGCCATCAACACTTGGCTTGGCTCTTTGTATGGCAGCGGCAAGATGTTGTCGCGGATCGCACCCGACGGCAAGTCCACATCACGGAACTCACCCGGCGATACTGGCGTGTCATCACCCTTAATACGAAGACCACGCGCCTTCAAACCACCCGGCAAGTTAGACAGGGTTCCTGCGTCAATCAGCTGACGCATGATGGACGTACCCGCTTTAGCGTGACCACCAATTAAGTGAATCAGACCAAAGTAGTAAAAGCCAAAACCGGGGATGTATCCATAATGCACAAAGTGCTGACGCCGCTCTTTTAACGGGTCGCTTTCTAGCCAGTTGCGACGGATCGCAAGGACTTTAGACGTGCCTTTTTCAATCGTCACTACATACGGCAACGCAATCCCTGTGGGTTCACCGTTTTTATCTTTGTCTTCGTAACCTTCAAGATCAAGGTTGACGTGCATCTCAAGCAGCTGGAAACGGTTGTCAGTGTTTGCAGTAAACCCAGTCTCAAGTGCTTTTTGTTTTTCAACCTCATCAAGCACGTTCATCGGCTCGCCAAGGTCTACATCACAGTAGAACCCAGCCACTTGCAGTTTGCGTAGCTCGTTCTTCGTCTTACGCATGCGGTGCGTAATACGCTCAGCATTTTCTAAATTCATCGCGCCGTAAGGCACAACGATATCTTCAGACGATATGAACGCTGCAACCTGACGATCTAGGCTTGGGTCAAAATAAACTTTCTTGAACGCATTACCTGACAGGCATAAGCTAATCAACATGCGCTCGTGCTCAGGGCGGTACTCCTTCATCACCTCTGTGAGCTGGTAGTTCATGTCATCTTGAACACGCACCGACGCATCGCGCTTCTCAGGTGTTTCTTTGCCAATGATGTGCGTCTTCACCGGTCCCATCGCTGGGAACGTTTCCATGATCGTCTCTGACTGAAACTTAACTGCACTCTCCATCAAGAGCGGGTGATACACACCACACGCACCGGGCCACGGTTCAGTACGCTCATCATACTTAAGCCCAAGCAACTTCAGTCCTTTTACGTACGTGTCAAGCCACTCTTTACGTGCAGTAAGGTCTGAGTCGTAATCGCCAAGCAAATCACCAGCGATCGTCGCTAAGACCTGATCAGGAATAACTTCAGCTAAGTTCTCGCCAAAGTCTTCTTCAACCTCTTTGCCGATCTCAATCTCCATGCCGTCGGCTTTGATGTTGACTGACTCAGGATCTTCAATCTCAATCTCGATATCCGGCTCATCCACAGCAAGGGCTTCTAAGCCTTGAGGGGCTTCGTACAATGACTTTTCAATTGCCATCTAAATCTCCTAGTAGTACCCAGCGTTTCGATGGGACTTAAATAATTTAATCGGTTCAGGTTCATCAGTCGGAAGCCGAATAAAACCCCCCTGCCGAAAACGTAATAGCGCTAAGGTTGTCGAGTCCACCAAGTCATCATGCGAGCCGCTCGGGAAATCATTACATTCCTCTACAACCTCTCTTGCCCAACGCCTATCTGGTGTCCATACAACGCCCCCTTGAAAGAGAGCTGATACTGCATTAACCCGTGCAATCTTGTCTTGCCCTTTACCCGGTGTGAACGGTTGAACCGGTACACCCATACGGCTCATTTCTTGGTACAGCACCGAGCCAGATGATTTCTTCTCTATTATGAACGCATCAGGCTCCCACTCCTTATACTCTTCTAGTACAAGAGCCTTTAAGTCTGAATACTCCATGCGTTGCTTAATCGCGTTAAGAAGTATGATCGCATAGTTGTTCGTCTCTTCGTTGAAGAATACTCCCCACGTCGTCAACGCATTAAAGTCAGACCGGTTGTTTGCTTCCTGTGCCGCGTCGAGCGACATGATAATGAATTCACACTGCGGCGGGTCATCTTTATCCCAGACCTGCCACCACTCGCGCTTGATTAGCGCCCCCTCCTCTGAGGTCGGGTCCTGCATATACTGCGCTTGCCAATACCGAATATCCATGCCAGCGCGCTTTGCCATCAGCTCTTCGAGCGTCCAGAATTCAGGCCAAAGCGGTTCGTCGTTCAATATCGCTGGAAACTCGATGACTTCCCACTCATCGGAGTCATCATTCTTAATCATGTGGTCGATAATCTTGCCAGTAAGGTCTAACTTAGACCAACGCGTCATCACGACGATGATTGCGCCACCGGGCATCAAACGCTGAATAGGACCGGACTGAAACCATTCCCATGCAGGCTCAAACACATCGGGTCTACCTTGCTTTGCCTCTTGTTCTGAGTGTGGGTCATCAATAATAAAGAGGTCAGCACCGCGTCCAGCCAGTGCGCCGCCCACACCAATGGCAAAATACTCACCGTTAAAGTTCGTGCCCCAACGAGAAGCCGACTTTGAGTCCGCTTGCAGCTCAACTTGAGGGAAAACGTCCTTATATCGGTCTGAACTTACGAGATTTCGCACCCGACGACCAAAATTCACCGCCAAATCAGCCGTGTGTGACCCCATGATCACCTTTTTATTGGGGTAGTTACCCAAAAACCACGCTGGAGCAAGGTAAGAGATCAGCTCAGACTTACCATGACGAGGTGCGATGTTCACAATCACTCGTTTTTTCTCGCCACGAGCAATTGCTTCAAAGATTTCGATCAGTTTTATGTGGTGTGGACCGAATTTGTAGCCCGGATAGACGTGCCGAATGAAGTCCAAGAACGATTTCTTCCCGTATTCACGGGTCATCTCATCGTTGTACTTCTTTAAAAGCTCCGCAGTGCGCCGTTTTTGCTTCTCCGGCATTGTGGGAAGCGCTTTTCGTAGTTTGTTTAGGTCAGACGCAGTTAGTCTTGACTGGAACATTCTGTATCGCCTGACGATTCAGCCGGAACATCCTCAATCACGTGGTACTCAATGCTCTCTAAGGTGTTAAGAAGTTCTTTCTCTACCTCTTCGATCGGCAGCACCTTCATGGTGACCTCAGAACGCTTCTTAAAAGCGTCCACGCCATCGACTTCACCTAGTTTTGTTAGAGCTGCAACACGTGTTTTGGCGTCTTTAGCATTCTCAATTTCAAAGATGAGCTTGTTAATGACATACATCTTTAAGTCAGATAGCTCATCGACTAACGAACACTGTGTCTGTGCGACCATCCCTGCAAGGTAGGCCATCACTTCGTTAGGATATTTAGCGTAGTCAGGACGCATTTTTGGGTCTTGCATCATTTGTTTTGCCAGTGCGCCCGCCGCATCTTGATCTTCTTGAGTCGGTGTGATAGGCGTTTCGTTCAAATCAGCAATCAACTTAATTGTTCTCGCCCGCATATTCAATTCTTCGTGCGGTGTCAAGTCCGGCATCGCTTCAGTAGCGTTTGCGGGAAGAGGGATGTTCTCTTCGATCTCGGGGACGAATGTCTGCATATTGCTGAATATACAATATTTTTTGGCATGGTACCAAAAAGATGACGGGGGGTCTTTCTAAATGAGGGGGGTGGGGGTGAACTTGGGGAAAATTTGGATTATTTGTGCGCGTTAGGGGGTTTGGGGTTTGCAGGGGAGGTAAATGGAATTTGGGGGGTTGGGGGATAGTGGGGTTCGGCTTGGGGAAACTTGACGTATCAGGGTGTGTCGCGTAAGATTCTAACTGTCGACGAGGAAAAGCCAAAAGACGCAACACAGCATCTTCGCTGTGCCGTGCCTCGTCGACATACTTGGAGAACGTTATGGGATACGAAATCCAATACAACCTAACTGATACAGAAGACGCTAAGGCGCAAGCCATAGCCGACTGTAGAAAATGGTTAGGCGTCCGTCAGTTCAACAAAGTAGTCAGAGCGCTTAAGGCTGACGCAGGTCGGTCTTCTAAGAAGCTCGTTTTGTTTGGACTAAGCCTTCAAGGTATCCAAGGTTATCCTGCGCTAGTCATGGCAGATACGTATTGGAACAAGCAGCGCGAGTTAGATCTAGTCTAACAAGCAGCACCGCCGCCGGTCGGTTACCGGCTTTTTATTTGGAGAAAACTATGTTACGCATACTAACTTTGATTGCACACGTCTTGATGTTATCTTGGGTTGTCGGCGGCATGGCAGATACAGTGCCGTATGGTTACACGTTGGTTGTCGTGTTGCTAACGATAACTGGGACAGGTTTAACTAATAACCTTATAGATGAACTGCGCGAATCACGCAGCAGCATAATCTAACTACGCGGGCGAGGCTTCGGCTTCGCCCTTTTTTTGTGCCCAAATTTTGATGCCAGTTATTTGTCGGCGCGCGCGTAGCGAGCGGGGCGAAACGTGGCGAGCGGTCGCGTTAAATAGGTGTTCACCACGTGGTGAAAACTTGACGTATTGGGCTGCGTCATCCATAATTATCTCACTCGACGAAAACGCGGACACAAGTAGCGCAGCGCCGAGTGATTAATTAGGAGTAACGACATGGCAAAAGCCATCAAGCAACAAAGCACAGCGCCTTCAATCAATAGCGTGAAGGATCTCGGTTATCAGTTCTCGCTCCACACTGATAAGGATAATGATTTCAGTGTTATTGCGAAAGAATTGATCCCAACGATCGCCACTGGCGAGATCAGTGATGAGCACAAAACAGAACTGATGCTCGGCTTTGAATTGCGCTACAACGAAAATAATCCTCCTGTGGTTTATTTGAAAGAGGGCGCTGATAATTACGTGCCAGTGAAAGCACCGGTCGAAGGTAAGAATTGCGTGACAATCGGCGTGCACCAAGCAACGGCGTACACCACACACGCTTTTGGTGCGCTCCGCAAGGACACGCCAAATCTACACTCGATCGTAGGCGAACTGCGTGACAAGTTCAGCAAGTACGCGAGCCAAAAGCTCAAACGCTTAATCGACTCATGCAAGCCAAAAGGTGAGCGTAAGCGCACAGTGAATCTTGATTTTGCTGCGTTCGTGGCAAAAACCAAGGACACTATTTTCACACGCGCCAAAAACGCAAAGGCGAAGGGCGATACGACCGCGCCAAGCGCTGAAAAATTGTCGCGTGCTTGGGCTGCGTTTAACAACGAATTAGCCAAGTAATTTTGAGGGGCAGGGCTTCGGCTCTGCCCCTTTTTTTGTGCCTGCTATTTGAAACCAGTTCTTTGTTTGCGCGCGCGCCAAGTGAGCGTGGGAATTCCCTCATGCCGAATACTTCGCCAACGAATTTCAGAACTGACGCTGACTGAACTCCCAGCTAAATAGTCGTTCACCACGTGGTGAATTTAGAAATTCTTTTAGCGAAGTACGCTTTGTTCCAGTTTGTTCCAAGATTTGTTCTGATTGTGCCATTTTTCGATTTTACTTATGGAACAGATTTACGCTTTGTATTCAAGGACTTAAGTGCGTTTGTTCCAATGTTCCACGTTTTTTTAATAAGAGAGGGAGGAACAGGAAGTAGCAGGGTCGTTTAAGTAGCTCGGCAAGTGCAAAGACAATCTCGCCTTAATTTAATTTTACCCCCCCTCTTATTTTCAAAATCGCTAGAACATGGAACAAGTTTACTTATTATATATATTTTTAAAAAATATTTATTATATAGAACAATAACTTACAACACCCAACCCCCTCATTTTCTTGAAGAATTAGTAAAATTAATTTTTGGAACAAACTGGAACAAATAGAACAAAACCCTACTACCATGTATATCTTTTTTACACAGTCGCTTGATTCATTTGTAAAGTTATGAGATAATATGTTTGTTGGTCGAGCAAAGTGTTCGGCACACATACTTAACTAACCATTCACCAACGTGGTGAACTTTAATGAGAGGAAAAGCATGTGGATGATAATTATTTTTGTTCGTGGTGTGGCGATGATGTTACCGCAGACCGGTGGGCGCTTGGCTATCACACCTGCCTTTTGTGTGGCGAAGAGCATGCGCGTATGGAACGGCTATGTTGGACTGTCGCGCCGATGCACAAATCAAACTACGTACTTGTGACCAACCCTGAAGACTTGCATGGATTAAACAACAAAGGAGGTTTGGTCAAATGAGCGATGATGAGTGGATTGAGTGGGCGATACGCACGGAACTTGATCAGCCCAACCCTGCTGACGTAGGCGAATGGGAAGCATGGGTTCAGTGGGTTGCCAAGCAAGATAAGTATTCTTCATCTGATGAACTTTTAAATTACAAGGAGAAGTGAAATGAAGATCAATACAAGTGAAATAACCGGAGAAGCTGAAATGAACGAGATACGAAGTGTATGGATAGTGCGCGGCTACTACGGCTACTACGGCTACCACGACAGGGATGACGAAGATACGCCGGAGCTTGTGTATGAGCATGCGTTCCCGACAAGGGACGAGGCGATGGCGATACA